TCGTTTTTGTCGCCGTAAAACTCGACGGCTATCTTTTGCAGACCTGCACAATAATTTGTTGTAGGTCCGACAATAGAATATTCATTAAGTGCTTTTTCGAGCATGTCCGCCCATTTTGGGGTTACGATTACATCATTATTTAACAATATGATAATGTCCCCTTTTGCTTGCTTTATGCCCTGGTTGACTGCTGCCGGGAATCCCATGTTCTCTTCGTTTCTAATAATCAGGCAATCGGCAAAACCGGTAAACGGCGGTTTATATGGGGGGTTGGACCCGTTATCAACAACAATGATTTCATAGTCCTGCGTGTTTTCCATGACGGCATAAATACATTCATTTGTCATGTCGTGCTGATTGAATACGGGGATAATAATTGATTTCAAAAAACCTCCTTAATCAAGTGATATTTTTATATCGTAGTCAACCGCCCAGTGCTTCACAGTTGCCACAGCGGATTGCACTGTAATTTCTTCAACCATTGTTGTAAGGTTTTGCCGGTTCATCCATATATGGGTGTAACCTGTAATGGTTAGGCTACATTCATCGAGCACCGCCGTCAGGTCATTATACATAGTGGATATTTCCGTAACCCCTGCCGATGCAGAAAAGAGGGAAAACTGAATAATTATGTTTTCAAAATCTTCGGTGAATGTCTTTTCTGGCACATCCGACACAATAAAAAAAACGACATAAGGGAATTCTGTGCCTTCCGGAGCTTCATCGAGAAATATGCGCCCGCCCACGTCGTTATAGAGTGCTGAACCGGACAGTTTAGTCATTATGGCGGACAAAAGGTTGTTCATTTATGCCGCCTCCTTCACAAGTATATCGAGGAATTTATGCTGCATGTTTATGTCAATGATTGAGACAATGTTGAAGTATCTGTTGGCAAACTTAATTCTCCATGAACTCTTCAAATTTGCCCTGTAGCGTATTCTTATCCTATGAGTGACGGTCATTGTAGGCTGTGCCGCTTCTATCACTTCCTTTGCCGATACTGGCCAAATCGCCCCGAATATTTCTGCTGCTGTAACCCATGATACCGTAAAACCGCCCATTCCGTCCGGCACTTTGGTTTGATACATCAGGGTTATCCGTTTGTTGAGTTCACCTATCTTCATCATTCAAACACATCCCATAATCTCGCGCTTGCGAGTAACAACTCAACGGTTTTATTTGCCTGATAAGTCAACGTTGAATTGTTGATTGTCTGTGCCTCTCTATTCTCGTAAAGGTCTGCTATTGCCAGCAGTGCTGCCGCTTTGATTTTGTATGGAACCAGTGCCGCCGTTGTCCATCCACATACGAATTCAATCGTGATGGGTTTTGAAGGGTATAAGGTAGAGCTTGGCCAACTTTCGCCGTAAGGTAGAACAATTCGCCCGCATTGATCACCGTTGGTCTCGACAAGGTAATCTGTGTTTTCTGTTAAGGTTGTCTCCGTGCCGTCCGTGTCCTTCCATTTGACCGAGGTCACGCTTTGAAGATTGCCAAAGGGAATTTTGATAAAGTTATCAGTCGGGAATTTATCAAGGTAATATTTCCATGTCTGGGTTAATAATGCCCTTCTGGTAATGTCCTCTATGATTTCCCGCGCTGCGATAATCTTGTCGGTTAACAGGCTATCTTCTGCTGTTGTTGCCGCGTTGACAATCACGTCTGTGCCGAACTCACAAGCCGCTACAAGTACTTTTGAGGCTGTCCTGATATAACGCTTAGCCCCTGTGTATTCTTTCTCCTGTATGGTTGTATCGTTGGCCTCCGTGACCTGCGTGAAGGCCCCACTTGTAACATCTGTCCAGGTTGTGCCGTCATCACTCTCCTGAATCTTCGTGTCTACCGTGCCGCCTGCCCCGTTATTGACAGGTCTCAGATAGACAACGGCCTGCTTGCCTATGACCTCAACGGCTGTGCCGACATGGGTTGTATAGTTGTTGGCTATTGCGTGACTACCTGCTGCAAGGGAAGTGTAAGCCGCGAGATTGCCCGCCAGAGTTTCGCTGTCAAGGCGCAAATGAAGTTTTACTTCTGCAATGCTTACTGGTTCGATTGTCGGCGCTACGGTCTGGAGTACGTTCATAGTTATTGCCTCTTATCCCCGCCTGTTACGTTTCGATCCTTTGCATAGTAGAACGCAATCATTGTTGCAATGGCCGTTACAGCGTCAAGAATTTGTGGCGGTATCTCGAAGCCGAACAGTTTAACAAGTTGAGCTATGCCTGCTATTGCGCCCGCTACGGTTGTTTTAAGGTTTATCATGTCCATGTCACGCCCCCGCGTTCATTTTGTTGATTTCAAACTGACTATCATCAAATATCTGGTTGCCGCCGGATACCTTGCTTATACCGTTTGCCACAGTCGCTATGGTGTCAATCAGGACACTTACTGTTTCAGGGGTTATCTTCTCCCAGGTCTCCTTTTGCCCACCTGTAGATGCAACCTGCATACCCTCAACAAACCCTATTGCCCCAGCCTCAACTGCCGCCTTCTTGAGTGGGCCTGTGCCGTCGCCAAGTGCCTCTTCTGCCTGGTTCATCAATCCGAGTACCATCGGTACGACTGCCAACGCCGCCGGAGGTATTGCCACGCCGAAGAGTGCCAGTATAGGTGTGATTACGCTTGCACTGCCTAAAATCCCTTTGATAAATGATAATGCTTTCGTGAAAATCATGTTGTTGCCTCCTTTGATTTTGGGAATAACATTGCCCAGGCTTTATCAAATACACCGTTAGGTAATGCCCTTCCGTTTTCGTGATAAACCATCGCGTGTACCAGCCTGTGCATATCATCATAGGTAAAGTCTATTACCGCATCCCTTTGCAGACCTGAAATAAGTGATACTACCTGGATATATGCCTCAACATCATTTTCTGTTGCAGGCGCATAGACAGGAATGATTTTCTCTATCGTGTCAAGTCCTTTCCGCTTGATGTATGTCCGCAACACAACAATCATCGCCCGTAGGCCATATTCAAGCGATACGAATTGCTCAAATGCTTTGTCTGTATTCTGTTCAACCGGTACTTTGCCCTGCCAAGCCATGCCGGTTATGCGAAGATTGCCGGGGTTATTATTCCTGAATCCGCGCGGGATTGTCATTGATGTCCCCCTTTAATCGCTGTCGGGATTACCACGTTGCCGCCGCCGTTGTGGAAATGGTGATTAACCCTGTCCCACATCTCGCTATGATCTTTCTCGTTGTCCATGCACATTTTATCGATTTTGGCCAACAGTTCATTTTTGCCGGATCGCATAAAGCCGATAAGAAGCGTCACAAGGCCGATTGTGATTGTTACCAGCACGGATAAGATAGTCAGCATTACGTGTTCAGTCATCAACGTGTCCCGCTATCTCGAAAGGTATAGTATTACGGTCCCCGATTTCGCATCCCCT